AAAACTCCCTGACCACTATTGGTGGCAAGGATCCTGTCGGTGAAGTCAATCGTAAGCTGTGGAACTCTGGCATCGATGCAGATAAAGAAGTTGCACGTAAGCAGAAGCGTAAGCTCTCTTACTACACCAACATCTTTGTTGTGCGTGACCCTGCCAATCCTCAGAACGAAGGTAAAGTCTTCCTCTACAAGTTTGGTAAGAAGATCTATGACAAGATCACTGCAGCAATGCAACCTGAGTTTGAAGACGAAACCCCTATCAATCCTTTTGATATGTGGGAAGGTGCTAACTTCAAGCTGAAGATCTGTAAGGTTGCAGGTTACTGGAACTATGACAAGTCTGAGTTTGATAGTACCAGTGCATTGCATCAGGATGATGACGTGCTGGAAGCAACTTGGAAGCAACAGTATTCTCTGTCTGCTTTTACTACTGCTGATCAGTTCAAAACATACGAAGAACTCCAATCACGTCTGAATGAAGTGCTTGGTATCAATAAGCGGAGTGCTGCTCCTACTGTTGATGACGAAGAGTTTGAACCTGTTGTACCCTCCACTCCTAGCTTCACTCCTAACTTTGAGAGGAAGACTGAAACTGTGGATGCGGGATTCAATGCACCTGACATCACTCCTAGTGGTGATGAAGATCAATTGTCATACTTCGCTCGCCTTGCTGAGGAAGAATGATGAAAGATCAACCAATCACCGTTGAAGACTACAAAGAACACGGTCAAGAGTTCTTTGATAAGTATTTCTATGTTGCCAAAGAACTTGGTGAAGGTGCTAAGGCAGAAGATGTCCTGAAAATTATGGAGTCTCTTGCTGGTGTTGTTATGAAGAACCGAGTGAAAGAAAAAGTCGGTCCATTTGGTTTCTATAAGAAATCAGATACTTGATCTCTTCAGAGTTGAACTAATGTAATCTGAAGATTTTTTATACGGCAGTTGCTCTTTCATCTCTGCCAAAAAGCGTGCGATATATCTTTTCTTTAAGATAAATATCTCGCGCTTTTTATCGTTTTGTTCAGTCTCGTACTCGTGGAAGGTAACAGGGTAGGAAATTTCTTTTCCTACCTTGGGTACTACTAGCTGAAGATCTTCGTCATAGTAACGGTAACTGTCACGTATTAGCTTCTCCCATCCACCAGTACCAGACGTTCGTAGTAGTTGATATCTAAACAAGTTTCCAACTTTGTCTATAAAAGTTGGTTCGGATTGTACAGTAGACACCACTGTGTGTACAACAGCAGTAGAAGTTGCAGTAGTGAATGCCATACTGCTAGCGATAGGATTATTAGGATCGATAGTATCCATTTTGATTGTCATACTATCGCTTTGCCCATTAGATAGCTCATTATATTCAATGATCGTAGCAGTAACACCATTGCTGAAAGTAATTACATCATCAGCTGCAAATGAATTAGGATTTGGTTCCGCTACTGCATCAAAGTAAGCTTCGTAATCGGGGTTGCCACCAGAAGCACCTATATTAACATAGTAACCACCACCATAAGAACCTGGGTTGGTTACAGTTACACCAGTCAGACGCTTACCTAATACAGCAACTGCAGTTGCTCCACTACCTGTAGAATCAAGAGGATTGTTTGTTAGGTATACGTTAGAGTCTGTGTATTCAGCACTGTTGTTGATGAAGTTGATAGTTGTGATACCGTAGTGATCGTATGAAGGACCACTGTTACCAGGTTGATATAACTGGAAGAACACATTTTCTGTCCTTACATTTGCTGGCACAGTAAAGTCGTAGTTGTCAAGGACACCACTACCACTACCATTGGGCACAGCTTCGATCACAATACCAAGGTTAACCCACGCACTAGGATCAGGGTTTACATTTTCAGTAATTTGATATCTTAAATATAGATCTTCTACACCATTGATGTCAGGTGTTTCTCCACCATTACTACCGTTACCACGAATAGCATAGACACGAACAGTATCGAAAGTTGTCATATCTACTTTGTTAATAGTAGCATAACGTGTTCCGTATGAGTCTCCTAATCTAAGGTGTGTAGTGCCAAGGTCAAATCCTCCAGTATATCCTGTTCCACTACCATTAGGAGCAAGAGTAGCACCTCCTCCAAATTCATAGATGTTATCTGCCACGGTAGTATCATATGACAAACCATCGAGACGAATCTCTGTTACTTGACCGCTACTATTGATTGTTGCTGTAGCACCTTGACCTGCTAACCCACCATCGAAAGTAACAATGGGAGGATATGTATAGTTTTCACCAGGAGATGTAATGTCAAAGCGTTTTAGGTATCCCGTATCACTCAGTGTTGCAAAACCTGTTGCTCTTACAGCTGGCAGCTCACCTAGTTGTGAATATGGTGATCGGAATGATATCGTAGGTGCTGATTCATATCCACCACCAGCTACATCTCGTGGGAAACAGACGCCCCAACTGCAAGATTTTAATTGAACGTGATTAACACCAAGCTGTCTAGTTACAATGAGCTCTGTTTTGTTCTCTGGTATTGGAAACTCAACATCACTTCTGTCATACTCTACCCAATAAGGAGAGTTGTAGAAACCCTCGTCAACAATTTGTCCTGCAGGAAGAACCACGTCGCCTGCAGTGTTCTTTACTTCTCTTGTGACGTAGTGTTTAATTGCATACGGATTATCATACTCCGTACTAATATATTCCATCAACGTTGATTGACTCATTGGCCAATCGTAATATGGATTGATGATGTTATTGCACATCATAATGATCCAATCATAATCAGATCTACCATACACAATCTCTGAAATAATATCAGGACGATCTGAGTCATCGATAACATACTTTTTAAAGTATGTCATTGTATCTAAAGAAGTTTCGCTAACTTTAAATCTTCTAAAAATATTTTTTGCTACTTTGTATTGCTGTTCCGACCAAGGAAATTTGATAGGTCGAACTGCTAGATCAATGTCTGGTAGATAACTGAAGTATGGCATTAGTAGTATTGCTGTCCTTGACTAAATGAATCACCAAAATCTTGTGAGAGAATCATCTTCAGTTCTTTGAACTGCAAACCAATTGTCACTGCAACAGGTGCTCCGTCAGACAAACTGGCGTAACTGCCACCAGCACTATAGTTAACAGAAATACCTTGCAGTGCACAAGCTTTCATTCTATTTAACCAATGGTTTGTGGAGGAACCTTGCTTGTATTCGATATTAAATACGTGTGGAACTTTCATAAACCAACCATCTGCTTCCATCTCTGGTGCAGATGCTTTTTTGAATTGCCAAATCATCTCTTTAATAATTAGAGATTCTTTTTGATTTCTGGGCACCATTGTCCAGTTGAAACTAAATGTTCTCAGCCCAACGTTTTCAAATAGAACTTCCAAGTTGGGGTTAGCAACTTGACCCATCACACCACCGAAAGCAACATTAGAATCGACACCTGCAGCAGCTGATGCTCCTTCTACTGCTAGTTGTTTCATAAATGCCTTGCCTTGAGATACAGTATCTTTAGGTAGCATACTTTTGGCAGCTTGTTTGACTCCCTCTGTGGTCAAGTTGTCCATCAAACCAGGAGCAGCATCTAGACCAGATCCAAATGCTCTTAAAGCAGCACGCTGTATGTTATTGACAGAAACTTCACCCCAGTTTCTTGTATGCGCATCGCTAATATCCTCTGGCATATAGAGGACCATATTTTTATACTTAGAAGACTCTAATTCTCCTCCGCCAAACCCAGTAGTATCGTAACTAGAATATCTACTACCCCATAGGTTACCACCAGATTTTCCGATGCAGTTTGCTTTACGGAAAGGAGGTTGATACTTATAGATGGTAAACATCATATAATCATCGTGATCCGTTACTTTATCCCGAGGGAATCTAAGTGCCCTCTTACCACCACCATTCTTTTTCTTATTGCGATCAAGTAGTGACATTAGTTAACCTTTCTTTTAGCTTTGAATCTATATTTGGTAAGAGGATCATAGTGATTCCATACTTTCTTAGATTGATATGGTATCTCTATTTTTCCAACGGCAGCAACAAACTGTTCAGTTGGTAGATAGATTGCTGAGTCCCAATCACTTTCTGCGATGTCTACAAAGAGACCACCGTTCTTTACATCACGTTTCAAGTATTTATGAATGATTTTGCGAGGTATATCAATCTTACCCTTTAGTAATGCTTCTATAGTTTTTAATCTTTTCTTTGGACTGATGTAATGTAAGTTCGCACCCCAGAAGTGATCAGTTTTTACTTCTAATACTAAGGTCAATGGTAACTGATCGTAGTAAGGAAGAACTTGCTTACTCACTCGTGCATTATATTCAAACATCATAAGCTTTCCTCTCTTGGGATAGAAAGACACCTCATTGTCATCATCACGATTGACAGTTTCGTTTGTGATGATGGCATCCTTTGCACCGTCTGCTAATGCAGAACGCATCGCAACCTTACCTGCTTGTCTCCACCAAGCAGGACTACGATCTTCACCTGCTTGTGCTTTCTCTAGCTTTTCAAAGACCGATTCCAAGATGATCCTCCGTGAGAATTAGAAAGTCCATTCTTCTATCATCACAGTAATTTTTTGCTGCCTTCCACTTAGCAGTGTTCTTCATAAAAGTATTTACCTCTTGCAAATATCTTCTAGTTTTACGTTGAGGTGCTTTAGGTGGTTTTGTTTGTTTCTTTGGTTTCACCTCAACAATATATTTTTTAAGAGAACCATCTTTATCCCTGACTTTTACATAAAAATCTGGATAATATCTATGTACTCTACCGTCAGTAGGACAACGATACGGTATGATTATCTCTTCACTACCCCACTCTAATACATTATTTTCCCTATCGCAGTACTTCATAAACATAAGTTCCCACGATGATCTGTAGAATATTCTGCGGAAATCACCCTTATACTTATGGTAGTTCACTGGTTTGTATTGTCCAGAGTACGCCATAAATAAAATGTATGCCAAAGCTTATTTAGATGGCGAATCTCTACTCAGATCTAGCTAAACAACTTAATCGTGGTGGTGGAGTTGCAAAGTCTAATCAATTTAGATGCACTATTCCTGCTATATGGCAACTGGATCTTCAGGGACTGCCAGATGTGAGTAATGCCACGAGAGAATCGATGGAGCTTCTTTGCAACTCGGTCTCCCTTCCTAGTGTGCAGGCAGCTACTGGACAAGTAAATGGATACTATACTGGGCATAGTATGAAGTATCCTACGATGAAGATGTACAATGATTTGTCACTGTCCTTCATCTGTGATGCTAATATGACAGCTTACAAAGTTTTCCACGCTTGGTTTGATAAAATTTTCCAGGAGTTTGATAATGGTGGTGATGAAATTGATATGATGGAAGGATGGACTAACAGTCCTGATAGAGATAGAAATAGATATGTTAGAGTTAGATATCCTGATGAGTATCAGATGTCAGTTCTGATTGATAAGTTTGAACCTGGACCTGTCAATCGATCTCAATCTAAGTCGATGAGGTACTGGTTTCAGAAAGCATATCCATATTCTATTGATGCTGTTCCTCTAGATGCAGGTGCTACTACATTGGTTACCTGTACTGTTAATATGTACTATGAAAAGTTTGAGATTCAGTATGAAGATGCTCTTCAGAATTTCAAGTCTATGTCTAAACTTGATAAGTATCCTCTTCCAAAGAAACTACGCAAAGCTTTGAGAGGTATTGATGACAGTACTAAAAAGTTCTCTAAGAATTTAAAGAACGCTTTTGAATGACCCCCTAAATATAAATATCGAATTGAAATACTATGCCTTTACCAAAAATTGAAGTGCCTTCGTACTCTACTACTCTCCCTTCTACGGGACAGACAGTGAAGTATCGTCCCTTCTTGGTTAAGGAAGAAAAAACTCTTCTCTTAGCTTTAGAATCGGAGGACACACAACAGATTCAGAATGCAGTTGTAACACTACTAACTAATTGCATCACAAGTAGATTGGTTATTAAGAATCTTGCGATGTTTGATCTTGAGTATTTGTTTCTGAAGATCCGTGCCAAGTCAGTGGGTGAAGAACTAGAACTCAAAGTTATCTGTACGGATGACAATGAGACTGAGGTTGATGCTCTTATTAGCTTGGAAGATGTAGAGGTTATTAAACCAGAAGGTAGTACCGATACTATCGAATTGACTGAGAACATTGCTCTCAAAATGAAGTACCCTTCTTTGGATCAGTTCATCAAAAATAATTTTGGTGATGTTGAAACTAAACCTGATGAAGTGTTTGAACTTATTGCTGATTGTATCGATCAGATTATTGATGGTGATGAAGTATATGAGTCTGCTAATTCTAGCAGGAAAGAGATGATTGCTTTCATCGATAGTCTTACATCATCTCAGTTTGCATCTATGCAAACGTTCTTTGTGAATATGCCTAAGCTATCTCACACATTCACCGTAACTAATCCTAATACGAATGTGGATTGTGAGTATACACTTGAGGGTTTGGCATCTTTTTTCGGGTAGTGATGTCCTATAATTCCTTAGAGAATTATTTTAGGACAAACTTTGCTTTAATGCAGCATCATAAGTATAGTCTTACTGAGATTGAAAATATGATGCCGTGGGAAAGAGAAGTATATGTTGCATTACTTATCGCTTATCTTGAAGACGAAAAACTTAAACAGCAAACAGGATAATGTCACTAGAGTCTAGCATTAAAGTTCTGACAACTCTTTCTTCTGCGCAATTGAACGCGCAGAAGATTACTAATAGTATCCTGTCTGATGTTGTAAACTCTCAGCTAACGACTAACAATCTTCTTCGACAGCAAATTTCTTTGTCGAGAAAGTCTATCTCTGCTAGCAAGTTTACTGCGCAAGAGAATGCAATTGAGAAGTATAATATAGGTGGTGTAGGTGGAAAGGATAAGGGAGGAAAGACAAAGAAAAAATCTAAGGTAGATTTAAAGAAAGCTCTAGGTCTTGGTGCAATAGCACTTGGTATTGGTGCTCTTACTGCTGCAGCATCAAAGTTTTCTGATGGAGCTGCAGGTATTGCTGATACTCTTGATGGGTGGGCAGATAATTTAGAAGAATTTGAGATAGATCTTAGAGAAAAACTAAGTAACTTTAGGGAAAAAACAGCAAGGTTTTTAACTAGACTTCAGGATATCTTGACCCCCATAGATGGGTTCTCGATGTTTGGTCTTCGTCAGATATCGATGGGAGTCGATGCTGCGAAGTCTGGTAAGTATGCAAAGACTGGTGGTGCAGTTCGTGGAGCAATCGGCAAGGGAATAGCTGGAGCTGCTAAGTCAACTGCGATGCTTCCTGTTAGAGGAACCCAAGCAATTGCTGAAGCGGTTGGAAGGTCAGATACTAGCAAGCTTGCATCTAAATTAGATGACATTGCTATCAGACAGGGAGCACGTGCAGGTAGCAGTACTCTCCCAACTACTATTACTCCTAAGACTTTAAAAGATTCTCTTGTCGCTGCTGTAAAAACTACTAGAGAAAGAGCTGCTGGTTTTGTAAGTGGTGCGAGACAGGGAGCACAGAGAGGTGTAGAGGGAGTACAGAGAGGTGTAGCTACACGTGTAGCTGGATTAAAAAATCTTCCTACACAAGCTAAACTCTTTGGGCAAGGACTTACTGGTGCTCGTGATGTCGATGTTCTTCGCACTGCAGGTCGTCCGTTCCCGAACATTGCTCGTGGTGTTGGTGATGTTGGGATGGAAGCGGGTGGTGTCTTCCGTGCTGGTAGAGGTATTAGAACAGGTATTCAGGGTACTGTTACAAGTGCTCGTAATGCAGCTAGCGCTACTAGACAAGCAGTCTCTGCAGCAACTCCGCAGGGAGTCAAGCAGTTTATGGCAGTCTCGAAAGCTGCTGGTCCTCAAGCTGCAATCCTTGGTACCTTTGATGATATCGTTAAGAACCTTAAGAACCTTAAGGTAAAAACTATTACTAGTTTTGGTAATGTAATAAAAGCATTGCCTGGACAGTTTAAAAATTTAACTACAGCAGTAAAAGGTTTTGGAACCACTGCTAAGACTGCTCTTAAGAACTTTGACTTAGGTAAAGCTGCTACACAAGTATCTAAACTTGGATCACGTGGTGTTCAGGGTGCTGCTAGACTTGGTGCAGCTGGTGCTCGTGCTACTCCTGGTGTTGCTGCGAAACTTGGTGACACAATTAGGGCAGCGAGAACAGCAACACCACAAGCAGTATCTACTATAAAGAATGCGAAAGGTATTGCTAGTGTTGCAAAAGGTGCTGGTAGTTTGGCGAAGAGAATTCCTATTCTCGGTTCCCTAATCTCTGCTGGGTTTGGCGCTATGGATGCAAACACAGAGGAAATGGAGAGACTGAGGGCAGAGAATCCTCAGATGGATGAGGAACAAATTAAAGCTGGTCTTGCTGATGGTAGTCTGAAGAAAGACAAAGCAAAGATCGTTGGTAGATCTGCTGGTGCTGGTGTGGGTGCTGGTGTCGGTACTGTGGTGGGTGGTATCCTGGGTAGTGCTCTCGGTCCTATCGGTACTGCTCTGGGTGCAGCAGCTGGTGCTTGGTTAGGTGAGAACGTTGGTAAGTTCTTGGGTGAAGGATTCGCCAACACATTCAAGTCATTCGACTGGGGTGGTACTTTTGGTCCTGTGATTGATAACTTTAAAGGACTTGCTGGTTCTATCACAGGTGCATTGGATACTGTCGCGGGTGCTTTTGGTATTAAGGGTAACGGAAAAGATGGAAGTGGTGGATTTGTCACAGCTCTTCAAAACATTGGTAGAATTATTGGTATTATTGCCAAAGTTCTGCTGAAGACCTTAGCACCAGTACTTAATCTTGTTATCAGTTCAATCAGAAGTGTTGTTGATCTAGTCACTAACATTGTCAAAACCATCAGCACAGTTGTTCAAGCTGGTATGGGATTTATTAAAGGTCTAATTGACAATGTTCCTTCCTGGTTGGGTGGTGATGCTCTTCGTGGTATGGTTTCTGGTATGGAGGGGGCGATGTCAGGTGATGTTCTCGGTAAGATAAACAACTTTGTTGATGGTACAAGTGATGAAGGACAAGGTGGTCCTGTACAGAATTCTGTTCGTGGTAAAGGTGGTGGATTTAATATGTTGAATCCAATGTCTTGGTTCAGTGGTGATGCACAGAAAGCAACCACAGGTGACTTGGATAATGTAAGTAACGATACTCTTGCTGGAAAACTATACAATAGAAGAAAGCAGCAAGAAGAAATGATGAGGAAACTGCGTGGACAAGGTGGTCCTGCTAGTCCTACTAGTAGTAGTGAGTTTATTAAACTACCTGGTATGGGTGGAGCTACTGGTAACAGACCTAATATTACTGTCACTTCTAAGCGTGGTATGCGAACGGCACCAGGGTCAGGAGCTTGGAAGATGCATCAAGGTACAGATATCGCTGCTAGATCAGGAACTCCAATGTTCCTGCCTTTAGGCGCTAAGATTGTGGACAATCGTGCTACCGCAAACGGAGCTGGGTATGGCAATTCGATTTAC